TGAGGTTTCAGCGACTAAGGAGAAATCCGAAGAAGCCAAAAGTTCTTTAACAACGCAACCTTCAGAAGACAAGTCGGAGTCGGCTTCCGAAAAGAAGCCCACCCGTTACGAGAAGGCTAAGTCACGACTTGAGAAGGAGTGGGAAGATGTCCGAGCAGAGAAAGCCAGAATCAAAGCAGAACGTGAGCAGATCGAGGCTGAAAGGGCAAGGAAGACTCCAGAAACTCCTCAAAGCGAGACAAAATCGAGCAGTCGCAAGTTTAGCGCGGAAGATTACAGGGAAGCAGCAAAGAGCTACCGTGATGAAGGCCGTGACGATCTTGCAAAACTTGCCGAACAAAAAGCTGGTGACATTGAAGTTGAGGAAAGGAAAGAAGTTGAGCAAAAGACTCAAGCGGAACTAAAGTCTGCCTGGGATAAAAATTTGCTTGATGAAGTAGAAGCAAATCCAGAACTCAAAGATTCAAACAGCACTCTCTATAAAGCCGTATCGGAAATGTTGCAAAACCACGCTATCCTGCGTAACTACCCAGCGGGGATCAAGGATGCGGTTGGAATTGCCAAGGTGAAGCTCCAAGCGGAGTCCGCCTCCGACTTGAAGAAAAAGGTTGCAGAGTATGAGAAAGAACTTTCTCAACTCAGAAAAGCGACTACTCCAGCGTCTGGACAACCCAAAGGTCCTGCCAAGACTAAAGCTTTTCACGAACTAACGCTCGAAGAGCAAGAACGTGAATTGATGAAAATGGCAAGCGAAGTTGACAGAGGTTGAGTAGTCATAACAAACAAGGATACTTAATTATATGGTAACTACTGGTTCAGTCAGCGCGCAGTTCCAAACGTATTTTTCAAAAGCGTTATTGGAACGTGCAATCCCATTGCTCCAAATGGAGCAATTCGCAATGAAAGCCCCCTACCCGACCAAAACGGGTGGAAACAAAACGATTCGGTTCTTCCGCTTCGGTGATCCCAGCATCTCTGCGATCTCCGCCCTGTCGGAAGGAACGACTCCTTCTTCTGGTGACGAGCGTGATCTCACGCTGTCCTCGGTTGAAGCCACGCTTGTACAGTACGGAAGCAAGATCATCCTAACGGATGTTGTTCTCGCAACCGAATTGTTCTCGCACTTGGCACAGGCCACCAAACAACTCGGCGAAGATGCCGCCCTCCACGCTGACACCCTCTGTCACCGCGCGTTGGTGCAGGATTCCTCGACCAGCACTGGCACTAACGTAGCCACAAAATCGTATGCCCGTTATGCTCAGAATGGCACTAACGGCACGACCTGGGCTACCTCGTCAGTTGCTAACAGCGCAATGACCGCCACCGATCTACTCGATGGTGCGACTTCGTTGTTCATCGCCCGCGCTCCTAAGATCAAGGACGGCTACGCGCTTGTCGCGCATCCTGCCGTTATCCGTGATCTACAGCAGGACGATGATTGGTTGAAGGTGTCGAGCTACTCGGCAGCTGACCAAATCTTCAAAGGCGAAACTGGTAAATTGTTCGGGGTGTCGGTGATTTCCTCAACAAACGTCCAGACCTTTGCAACCGCTGCTGCTGGTATCGCTGATGCTGCTACCGCTAATGCTGCTGGTTACGCCAACGTCCTCCTCGGTGGTGGCGCGTTTGGTGTTCCTAGCTTGTCCTCATTGGCCGCCTCTGGCTCGCCCTTCGCTCCGAAGGTCACGATCCTTGATGCTGCTGATAAGAGCGATCCTTATGGACAGCGCGTTATTGCGTCATTCAAGACGTTCTACGCGGCCAAGCAACTCGATCCTCGGTTCTTCCGAGTCATCGTTGCGAAGTCCAACTATAGCTAATAATTAAATGGGAACTCTAGTAATCGCTATGGGTTCTCGGAAAGCTGGGGAGGGTAAAACCTCCCCAGCCTCTTCCACCAAGGAGAAACCAGCTATGAAAGAAGGATTGGTTAAATTGCCGATCTCTATGTTCGAGCTAGGTGAAGGCGAAGAAAACGCCACACCAGAAGCTGGAGATATGGTGGAATTGGAAGGTGTAGTGGAGAAAATCGAAGGTGGCGTGGCTATGGTGCGTGTAAACAACGCTATGGCTGAAGCATCTGAAGAAGAATCCGCTGTACCCGAAGAGTCCGAAGAAGACCGTATGATGAAGATGGCAGAGGAGTCGGATAAGGAAAACTATAGCTAATGCCTATTTACCAGTACGAGGACACCAGAAATGGAAAAGTTGTCGAACTGGAAAAGGCTGTGGCCGAAAGGGACTCTGTCCCTCGTTACCTTAAACGATTCACCGTCCCTCAAAGATTGAGCCTAGTGGGGGTTGGCGAACCCCTCGACAACCCGCTGGGAGTCAATCAAACAAATCTATTGAAGGGGTACTATCGCCAGGAACAAAAGCTTGGCAGTAGATTCAAAAGCAATTACACGCCAGATAGTATCAAACGTGTTGCTTTAAGGAGAAAATAATATGTCAAATGAGTTATTTCGCAGCCCGATCAAGGCTAAGAATAAGACTGTCAGAATTATCAGCACGCCCTTCGAGAACGTAATTGAGTTTACGGCAAGCTCCAGCGGTGGCACTGTTAACACAGTTGCAACAGCCCCTGCGTCCTTGAACGTGACTCTTAACGGCACGTCTTACAGAATCGCACTACATAGTTAATTGTATGCGACTCTTATCTCGCCTTACGCTTGGTAATGGTGGGACAATTATTGCATCGTCAGCTTCCACGAATACTGGAAGCTACGATGCGGTAACTGCTCTTACTCAATCCACAGCTACCCTTGTTATCAGTGGTGCTACAACCGCCGCAACCTACGCAGCTGGTGTGACCGTTTACGGTGACATCGACCAGGTTGCTCTAACTGGCGGTGCGATGGCAATTTACGCTCGCAAAGATTAAGGAGTCCTAAAATGGGCCGCCAGTGGAACACGATTATTGAGAGCCTTGGTCCGCTTTCTGGCGGAACTGGCTTATCGATCAACGCCAACCTAACCGAACTTGAGGCATTGGTCACAACGCTCCAGGCTGACGTTGCCGATGGCGTGCGTATACCCAATGCCACAACTGGCGGAACTGGTCCTACCGACTTCACCTCCACCAGCTACGGCACGATTGCAACGGCAAGCACTGGCAGGCTTGGATGCACGATCTTCAATTCTGGACCAGGCAACCTCCACGTTTTATTAGGAACAGCAACTGCTAGTACATCAGTTTTCACAGTAAGACTAAGTGCTGGAGACTATTACGAAGTTCCATTCAACTATACTGGATTGATTGGCGGAATCTTTGCAACTGCTGGAACTGCTGAAGTGACGACACTCAGTTAGGAGTAGGCTATGCCTCTCGTTAAGAATCCTAGCAATATAGACAACTTTCTTTTTGCCTCTGGGCGAATGAAGATGTATCGGGCTGGATTGGCTGGATCTTACACAAGAGTAACAGGAACTGGTGGCGTAGCTTCGCTTGCAAATACTGGCGGTTTTCATATGAATATTAACGCTGGATCTTCTGCAAGCGGAACTTCTAAGGTTGGATACTTCGACCCAACTGCGGCACTAATGACAGCAAGCGCAGGCAAAATTGACTATTCGAAGAGAATTAGATTTTCAATCGGAGGGATGATGTATCTGGCAAGCACCAATTCGGTAATCCGAATGGTATTTGGTGGCACTGGAAATTCTACTGATGCCCCTTTAGCTGGAGTAAATGGGCTTACAATAAAAGGATTTGGTGTAGAATTTGCGCTTCAATCTAGCGTTATCCAGGCAAGACTGATTGGATTTAATGCTTCATATTTAACTCCGACTTCCTACACAACGCTTACAAATGGCTTTGGACTTGCCGCATCTGATAACCGATTCTTTGGTGTTGTAATAGAATCCGATGGGGCTGGGAACATTTATCTTTATGGCGCAGACTCATCCATAAATCCAAACATCAACATTGGGCAAGCACCTCTTTTAACTCTTACTGGTGGGCCAACAAACGATACAAGCACAAATCGATTTGGTCCAGAGATTCATTGCTCAAATTCTTCTTCATCTCCAACAGCAAGCCCTTCTGCTATTCTTCAATCAACACATTGGCTATTGGACGTACAATAATGCCCCTCCTCCTAATCGCCCTTCTCCTCTGCTCCTGCTCACCAAAGCCAGCGGATAATAATAATGTACTGCCTCGCTATTCCGATATGGGAGCAGCCACGGACGCTGGTAATGTCAAATGAAACGCATCGGTTTGTGGCTGACCAATTTGAGTTTGCGTTTCTTAATGACGGCGCAGGAATACGCTTGTTTCAAGGAGGCGTTAAAGTTTGCCGTGGAGAACAACAACATTGCCAAGGAAACGAAGTACATTGGCAAGGTAAAGCATCTCCTGTCTGTCAACAGAAGCATCAAGCGGATTGTCGAGGAAGGTCGAGATCGGGACGAGGTTGTGGATGCCGTTGTCCATCTAGCTGTAGCGTTAAAATACCTGGAGGGTAAGGGTCGTGAGTCTTGATGAGGTTGCTGATCTTAGGGACAAGGTTGCTAACGTATCAGAGCGACTTGCCAGGATGGAAGAACGCCAGATGACGCTGATCTCAATGATAGAAAGGTCACTTGCTTTTCACGGGGATGTTGCTAATAGATTAGGTGCGCTAGAACACCTGCGGACGAAGGTTCTGGCTGTAGCTGGGCTGATAGGGCTTGCTTGCTCAATGGCCTGGGATGTCCTTAAAAACCGCCTTTCTAACTAGGAGACTAAATGCCCACACTTGGAACACAGACCATTAGTAGTAGCTTTGCACAGCTTCTCAAGACCTTCACCACTGGTGGCATTGACGGCACATTGCAGGTTATTACCGATGGTGACAACACGTCTTCTGCGTTATCCCTTTCCACCACTGGCGTGCAAAGCACTGGATCGTTCTCGGTTACTGGAGACTCTATTCTTACTGGTGCTGTTACTTTTGGTACAAACATTACAGCGTCAACTGGAACGGCTACGATTGGCACGCTATTCGCATCTGGCCCAGCGACCTTTGGAACTAGCTTTACTGCCTCTACTGGTACGGCCACGATTGGTACGCTATCAGCGGGTACGGCTACAATTTCTACAGCCACAATTAGCACTGCCACAATCCCCAACATCCTTGGCGTTTCAACCTTCGCCACTGGCTTTACTTCGTCTACTGGCACAAACACGCTTGGTACGATTGCCTCCACCACGATCAACAATAGCGGGCTTGCCACAGTTGGCACTCTCCAGGTTGGAACGAATGGCACTGCACCAAAAATAACAAATGTTTCCTATGGCACGTTTGCCTTTACTGGGGCTACAGTTCAGACACACGCTGCTAACGATACCACAACTGGAACATTTGCGTTGCCTTGTCAGCTTGGAGACATTGTGATTGCTTCAATCAATAGCCTTGGATCAACCACTGGAACTGGTGCTTTGATTGCAACAAATTTCTTTCCAATAGCAACGGATGTTGTCGAATACAACATAATCGGAAAAGGTACAACCGCTGGCACAATTCCAGCAGGAACTATCTTCGCAACCGCACTGAGGTTTACAGCTTAATATGGCAAACATAATCAATCGTCAGCAGACCTTCTCCACAAACGGTACGGTTACTGCGGCTGGCCTGCATAACCTAATTGATACCGCGCTTGTCAATTCTGCCATCATCAAGAACCAGCAGGAGATCACAACCATTGGCACGGCTGATCTTTTGCTTATTGCGCCAGACAGCGTTGACTCGGCACTAGCCCCACGAAAGGTAACAGTTCAGAATCTTTTTGATGACGGGCTTACTTCTGGAACTTTTACAACGATCAATCTTACTGGCGCGTTGACCTACGGGACGGCTACTGGCGATAGGACAGTTAGCACGACTGCCACCATTTCCACAGCAACTATTGATAGGCTTACCGCTGGAACAACGACATCTACTTCTGGAGCAATTACAAACCTTACCGCTGGAACGACCACATCTACTGCGGCCAATATCACCAATGGTACAGTGCAGACTCTTACAGCGAGTACCGCCAACATTACTGTTGGAACTTACTCTGGTGCGATTAACAGCACGCTAGGTACAATTGCAACGCTCAATAGCACTACTGGAACGATTGGTAATTTCACAACCACACTTACTGGCGATGTAACAATCAGCACAGGATCGGCTACAGTTGGAACTAGGGTGGCTGTTCTTAACACAGCCCAGCAGTACAGCCGAGCGCATAACTTCTCAGCCACAGCGTTGACCATCACAAGCGGAACTGTCCCTTGGAATCTTGCCGAAAACCAAGTTGCCACGCTTAGTGTGACAACCAACTCCACAATGAACACGCCCACCAACCCGCAGGCTGGTTGTACCTATGTGCTGATCGTTACGCAAGGCACTGGCGGAAGCAACACTCTTTCCTTCAGCACTGCATACAAATTCCCTGGCGGGTCTGCTCCAGTTCTTTCTACTGGATCAGCGCAAGTTGACGTTCTTTCCTTCGTAACAAACGGAACTGTACTCTACGGAGTATCTAGCCAGAACTTCTCATAAACTTCAATGCCCTGGCCTGTCCATCCAAACGGCCTGCTTGGAGCGCAAGGCGATTCAGATAGCTACAGAATTGAACGTAGCTTGCGGTTTAATTCTGGTGATTCAGCGTACTTGACTCGCAATCAAACTACTCCCACCACATCTGGAACATTTACGCTATCATTTTGGTTGAAGAGAGGTTCTGTCACAACAGATCAAGTAATATTTTACGGAGGAAGCGTTCGAGGTGCTGGTCAACCAGGAAGTGATTTATATATCAATTCTACTGGAAATATATTTATAGATAATTCTACTGGATCTGGAAATTACACGTCATACACATCGCCTGGACTCCTAAGAGATCCATCAGCCTGGTATCATATTGTATTCAACCAAACAGGCGCGACAGTGAATGTGTACGTCAATGGAGTATTGTTTTGGAATACTACAACAACAGCATCAAATTACTTCAACAGCGGAGTGCTTCACTACATTGGAACAGGAGCAATATCAAACCCAATAACAAATTTTTTGTCAGCATATTTGGCAGAAATGCATTTTGTGGATGGTCAAGTTTTGACTCCATCGAGTTTTGGCGAAACGGACGCAATTACTGGTCGCTGGAAGGCAAAGGCATATAGCGGAACTTATGGTGCGAACGGATTCTACTTAAAGTTTGCTGACAATTCGGCAGCAACAGCAGCCGCACTTGGCAAAGATTCCGCTGGAACAAATAACTTTACTCCAGTTAATTTCTCCGTCACAGCAGGCACAGGCAACGATAGCCTTGTGGATAGCCCCACAAACTATGGGAGTGATGCTGGAGTTGGTGGAGAAACTCGCGGAAATTACTGCACATTAAATCCATTGTTTGGAACAGTAAATACAATCCAAGACGGAAACCTTGTTCTAACTGGTACTGCGGCAGGAAATTCTCAGAGAATCGGAACAATGGCAGTGTCATCTGGTAAATGGTATTATGAAACTACACTTACAACGCTTCCTTCAACACAAGATCCATTAGTAGGATTTACGGAAATAAACAATGCTTCAGCAGTTAGCCAGTACCCAGGTGAGGCAGCTTCTTCGTATTCAATTTATCAATTTTCAACAAATACTTTTCTTAAGAAAGTAAATGCAAATACATTTACGAACACGAACACAACAGTAGCGTCTCAAGGCGATATACTTGGAGTCGCCCTCGACCTAACCAGCGGAAAAATTTGGTTTTCAAAAAATGGAGCTTGGGTTGATTCTGGCGATCCAGCTACTGGCGCAAATGCTCAATTTACTGGATTGTCTGGAACATTTGTTCCAGCAGTAAGAGGAACTGGACAGGTTGCGACAACCACAATTTCTTGCAACTTCGGCCAACGCCCCTTCGCCTACACCGCACCAACTGGCTTCAAGGCACTCTGCACAACCAACCTTCCGACTCCGACAATTAAGAAGCCAAGCAGTTATTTTGATGCGGTGACATATACTGGAACTGGTGCAACCCAAACAATTAGTAGCCTTGGATTTTCTCCAGATTTACTTTGGACAAAAGGAAGAAGTCTTGCTCAAAGTCACAACTTGTTTGACACTTTAAGAAGTGGTCAAAGACTTCGATCTGACACAACTAATGCAGATGCGTCAACAACTGTTACACTTGGATCAAATGGATTTACACTTGGGACAGAAAGTGAAAGCAATAATAACGGTTCAACATTTGTAGCCTGGTCTTGGGACGCTGGATCTTCAAGCGTAACTAACACATCTGGATCTATCACAAGCACAGTTAGGGCGAATCCGCAGGCTGGGGTAAGTATTGTTAGCTATACTGGAAACGGAACAAATAATTCAACCATTGGTCACGGATTAAATTCAGCACCAAAAATGGTTATTGTTAAAAACAGAACAACTGTATCGGATTGGCCCGTGTACCATTCAAGTCTTTCTGCCAACAACATAGTTTTCTTGCATCTTACGCAAGCGCAAGCAGCAATTTCAACTCTTGCCTGGGGGGGCGTAAGCTCAGTTTCAAGCACTACATTTACTGCTACTGTTGGTGCTACAGACATACGAAATGTAAATAAATCTGGTGACAACTATATTGCCTACTGCTTCGCAGAAGTTGAAGGCTACTCAAAATTTGGAAGCTATGTTGGAAATGCATCTGCTGATGGCCCATTTATCTATTGTGGGTTTCGGCCAAAACTTATTATTGGGAAAAGAATTGATGCAGTAGAGAACTGGATTATTTACGACACATCGAGAGATTCTTTCAATGTTGCCATTGCCCAACTTCAACCAAATACATCTATCGCAGAAGCAACAGCAAACTCGCTAATAGACTTTAATTCAAATGGATTTAAGTTTAGGTCAACTAACTCATTTAATGGCAATTCTTCTGGCGGAACACACATCTTCGCAGCCTTCGCAGAATCACCATTCAAATACGCAAGAGCAAGATAAGGAGTAAATATGTGGATCACAAACGAAAATAACATCATCCGTCAACCCGAAGGCATTCGCATTGGCGATGTCAACCATCCAGCCAGCATCTTCTGGTGCTGGAGCAAGGAGCAACTTGCTGAAGTAGGTATTAAGCCTTATACTCCAGCCAGCGTTCCAGCGGGCTATCGAGTTACTGGTGCGTACACAGAGGAGATTGATGGAGAGGTTTTCGAGAGGTTTAACCTAGAGGCCATTCCACAACCCGAACCAACTCCAGAGGAGATTGTAAATGACATTAACTGAAATCGCTCAGTACGCTGGCGAGAAGGTTGGCAAGACCGACTCGGATACGCTTACCTTCTTGCAGAAGGCCGCAAGCTTGGCCTATCGGCGCGTATGGGACTTTGCTCCTTGGCGTGAGACTGTCACCAACTCCACCTATTCGGTTGGAACAAATCGTTTAATCACGCTTGGTAGCAATGTAGAAACTCCTCTCTCGGTAGCCTACAATGATGCAGAGGTTGACCCAATTGATCTAGCAACGATTGTCAGCCAAGACCCAGGCTTGCTTGACGATTCTCGCACTGGCGATCCAGATACCTATCATTTTACTGGCCGTAACAGCAGTGGCGTTGCGGAGCTAAACCTTTACCCAAGGCTTGCCACATCTGGCACAATCCCATTGCGCGTTGTGGAAAAGCTGAAATGTCTTACCCGCACGAACATCATTGTTGACTTTCCCCCATCCCAAGCCGCGCTGGATGACGAGCTTCGCCTTCCGCACGTTCATCACTTAGTTCTTGCGTTGACTCACGCAGACGCACTTGAGCGTGAACGGCAGTATGCCAAGGCACAAGCCATCACGCAGACTGCCAATTCTGACCTTGCAGCTATGGCTAACTACGAGTTGAGCCAGGTTGGCGGAGTGAAGCAGATCACACCGCAAAGTCTTGGCGAGCTAACCATAGAAGAGATGTTCTCGGCGTAAAGGAGGCTTATGCCTTATTACAGCGACAATTTGGACGATGTTCTGTCCTTTGACGGAATACGCAATTTTACTGGAGGTCAAGCCAGCGGTCTGCAATCCGACCTACTAGCCGAGAACCAAGTACAAGAGTTGTACAATATGACTCTTTCTCCAAAGGGTAATCTTGAGACTCGCGTAGGTGCGACAAGCTTTGCTACTGGTGCAACAAGTGCAGTAACATCAGTCGGCGGAATGCGCTACTACGAGACATCCGCAAACCAGCAATTGCTTACTGTTACTGGTGGAAGATTTTACAGCATTGAATCAAGCGGAAGCGCGACCGAACACATTGGATACCAAGAATGGGCTAATACAAACACAACCTGGACAGCGGCCACAAGCCAATGGCGTGACGGATACAGCGTAGCAGAAGACGTTGAGGTGTCTTTCGCACAGTTTGTTGACAAGATGTTTATTTCTGATTCCGATAGCGACCTACATTATTGGGACGGCACTGCGGTTGAAAGGCAAGGCGGGAAGGTTAGGGCAATCACAGTAACAACTGGCGGTACTGGATATACCAGCGCAACAGCAATCATTACTGGCCCAACACTTGGCGGGACGATGCCAGAGTTAATTACGACTGTAGCTGGTGGGGCTGTTACTGGCGTAACGGTTGTTAATGGCGGGTCTGGCTATATTACTGCCCCAACTGTTACAATCATTGGGAATGGCTCTGGTGCTACGGCTACGGCCACAGTCAGCGCGCCTCCAGCGGGTATTAGGATTTTGGTCAACGCTGAAAACAGATTGTTTGGCGTTGGATCTGGTGCGAACAGAAACACGCTTTACGCCTCTGACATTCTTGATCCTTCTGTATGGGCATCAACCAACAGCATCGTTGTAAACGGAGATGACGGAGATCAGATTACGGCAGTTGTGCCTTACTACAAGAATAGGCTGATCGTATTCAAGAAGCGCAGGGTGTTCCAGGTAGATATTCCAAGCGATGCCACTTCTGGTGCGGATTGGATTGTTTCAATCATTTCAAACAATACTGGATGCGTGGCAACTGGTACTGCGGTGCAAGTAAGTAGCGACATTCTATTCCTATCCGACAACGGCATCAGATCACTTGTTCGCTCTGTAGCAGATGACTTTAGCTCAGTTGGCATACCAATTTCAGAGGTTGTCAAGGATGTTATCCAAAGCATCAACACGGATTCTATTAGAGTGGCTACTGCAATCTACTACGACAACCGCTACTTCCTTGCAATACCTACTGGATCGAACGATTACAACGACACGCTCTTGGTTTACAATACTGCCTTAAGCGCATTCGAGGGAACTTGGAGTCCGCAGGTTATGCAGTTCACGCTCACCAACTTCAATCAAGAAGGTTCTAGGGCGATGTTCAAAAAGACCAATGGCATCATCGAGAAGTATGCTGGTTACAAGTCTCCCGCTGGCACTACCGCTGAAGACTATAAGGACGCTGGCGAGGACTACCAATCATACGTCCGCACCAAAGACTTTAATTTTGGTGATGCGTTCTCGTTAAAATACGGAAGCTATTTTGAGGTTATCTTTGACAACTCTTTCTCGTCCGATGCTACTGTGGCAATCCAGCGCGACATTGACGTTGGCGATATTGACGTTGCATCAAACATCAATATAGCAAGCTCGGTTCTTACTCTTCCATTCACGCTGCCAGCAGTCCTTCCAACATCAGTCAAAAAGAAGCTTGCCAGTGACCTGCGCAAGTACGAGAAGTGGCGGTTGTTAAACATCAAAATTTCAACGCCAGCAAACAAGATGGCGATCCGCCAGATCACGGCTGCTGCCAATCCAGACACAGTCCAGATCCAGCAAACAATATGACCGCTGTTGAGTACATTGAGCAAAGCGGCGTTCCAGAGGCTATGTGGCCTAACCTGGCTGAGTGGTTTGGCTGGTTTGAGAAGCAGGGTATGGTTGGCATAGTAGAGGATAAGGATGGTATTGCAGGGGTAGCTTTGGCTAGGTGCATAAAGGATGGGCAAGAGCCTAATCATTATGTGCATAGCGAAGATGGTGAGAATGTGTTTGTTGATTTGACTATCTCCTCAAAAGGTGCTAAATCCTTGAGATGCTTGCTGTTGCTCCTTTGGGAGCGTTTTGGTCCTCGCAAGCGGATCACCTTTAATCGTTCTGGTAAACCAAGGAGTTACGACTATATGACATTTATGCGAAAGGCTAGGGTTTAGTATGGGTGGAGGACCTTCAATTCCTGCACCGCCGCCCCCGCCCGATCCAGCGGCGGTTGCGCAAGCCAATGCAGAAGCATACAAGAAGAATATTGAGACTTATCTTGAGAAGGCTCCAGAGATGGCACAGCTTGAGAATAAGCTTCGCATTCAATATATGCCTCAACAGCGTTCTCTGGAACGCCAGCTATCGGCTCTAGACCAACAGGCAGGCGTGCAGGCTGGTATGCAATTGGAACGTCAATATGGTCCGCAACGCACTTTAGAATCGCTCCGCAGGCAGTATGAGACTAGCCCCCAGGCGTATGCATTGAATCGTGGATTAGGCGATCAGATGACACGCCAGTTTGAGCGTCTTTATGGAACTAGCCCATACGGATCGGTTGAGCAGAATGTGGCAATGAATCGCCAGCCTGGACCATTTGATTTTTATGGCACGATTGGAACGAATATTAACAATCCAGACCTAAA